GAGCTTACTGCAAATAAGTTGCGTAAGAAGCCCGGCGCTATTAAGGAAATTCAGGATTTGCAACGGCAAATTCGGCATCGCGAACTTGAGCTAGCCTTCAAAGGGCCCGAGTGGACCAAGTACGAAAAATACGGACTCTGGGAAATGTTAACTGAGTAAGTAGATCCCGTTACAGTACTAAATACTGTAAACGGGATTTCTCATGAGCGTAACTATCAAAACAGGTTTAACAGGACAAGGCAGTTTACAAACACAAAGTTTGGCTGGCCCGGGTCCAATTGCATACGATTCTACACTGTACGATTCAGCAGACTTAAAACGTGCTGAAATTACAGATTACATTCGTATGCGTTTAGGCGATGGCCTAGTTGATGTTGAATTAGAAAAAGAACACTATGAGATGGCTATCAAGCAATCTCTAATTAAATACCGTCAACGTAGTGCTAACGCCGTAGAAGAAAGCTATGCGTTCTTGGACTTACTGCCAGAAACACAAGAGTACATTCTCCCTAGAGAGATTATGACAGTGCGTCAAGTGTTTCGTCGTGGTATTGGTAGTGTTACAGGCACAACAGCAAGCCAATTTGAACCGTTTGCAAGCGGATACTTAAACACATACATGTTAGTTGCAGGGCGTGTTGGTGGTCTTACTAACTACGAATTGTTTGCTAGCTATCAAAAGCTAGCTATGACTATGTTTGGTGGACACATTATGTACACCTTTAACCCAGTTACAAAGAAACTTACACTTGCACGTAAGATTCCCGATGCAGGACACAGTTTTGCAAGGATGCAGACTCTAACAGCAAATGGCACAGCAGTTGGTAGTACAATTACAGTTACATTGAGTCAGCCGTATTTTGTTAATCCGGGCGATACGTTGATTATTAACAATTGTCCACGCGGCGAGTTTAACGGAATGTACAGCATCCAGGCAGTAAGTGGGGATCACTTAACAATTAGCATAACAAGTTACAATGAGTTAACGGTTACTTCTGTTACTGGATTTGATTTGAGTCGCACCCAAGTATACAGCACAGCAGTTGATTCAATTGCTGAAAGTGTATTGCTATGGGTTTACAATGCAAAGCCCGATCAAATGCTTTTAAACGATCCTTATGCCTACCCTTGGTTGCAGGAGTATGCGTATTCGTTTGCTAAGTTTACACTTGGTGAAGGCCGTAGTAAGTTTAGTCAGATTGCTGGTCCACAAGGTGGCGCGACACTAAACGGCGATGCGCTAAAGTCTGAAGCCAAAGAAGAAATGGCTGCACTTGAGCAACAGCTAAAGGACAACGTTGAAGGCAATATGCCAATGACTTGGGTAATTGGATAATGAAAATTAACGAAATATTTGGATCCAGCGAAATATACCAAGTAGCTTGGAAATGGGGCAGCGCCGACGATGTAGAAGCATATGGAACTTTCACGACCAGTGATGGGCGCATGGGTAAAATATTATTTCAAGAAATGAGTGTTGAGCCCCAAGTTGTTGACTTTGAATTTGAAGTAGGCAAAACAAAAGGTATTAGTGGTGGTGGTGACCAATACGCAATCTTTAACACAGTAATTCAAGCATTTGAAACTTATTTAAAAACCAAGAAGCCCGAGTACGTTACATTTTCCGCGAAGGAACCAAACCGATTCCGCATCTACGCCAAGTTAGTTAACAAACTAATTGGCGGCCATGGTCTAGGGAAAACTGGCTATCAATGGTTGAGTAAAGATAATTTCCCAGATAATATGCCATTGGGCTATGTAGATTTTGTTATTGCCCGCGATGCTCGTAGGCAATTTGGGATGTTACCATCTGTTCGCCAAGCACAGGGCGAGCGCAACAGAGCAGAGCAACAATACAGTGGGCAATTACGCAACGAATCCATAGTTGACGAAGCTCAAATGGACAGTGGTATTAAGAAAGAAATGACTAAGCAAGGGTACGAGTTTCTGGGGGACGGTGAGGACCAAGACGTTTATCTGGCACCAGACGGCACTATCTTAAAGATATTTGGTTACGAAACCGATAGCAGAGGAACATCTGAAGGGCAACGTAGCTTTATCGACTTTGCTAATTTCTGCATGGCAAATCCTAACAACCCATTCTTGCCACAGTTCGGTGGATGGCAGAAGTTTACTTTTAAAGGCCAAGGGTATTTGCAAATCAAATGCGAGCGATTGTTTGAAGCGCCATACGAGTTAAGTGACTTGTTGTCGGATTTAGTTGATAGAATTGACATCTTTAATCCAAAACAAGCAATAGAGAAGTTTATGCACTGGGAAGTTGATAACGATAGTAATCCTGACCGTGCCGGAAAGTTAATTACTATGATTGGTGGTGAACAAAAACTCATGTTGTTTGCACAAACTGTTAAGGAATTGTCCAATTTAGGTCGCAAGCGCGGATATGGGTTAGATCTACACTCTGGAAACTTTATGCTAGGCAGTGATGGTGAAATTGTGATTAACGATCCGTTCTTTACGGGCACAATGCGCCGTTGACCTTTGTGTAAAAATATGCAACAATGCCCCTATATGGGGCATTTTTTATGATTATTGGGATTTGTGGTTTTATTGGAAGCGGCAAAGATACGGCCGCAGACTTTTTGTGTAACTTACACAACTTTAAACGTCTAAGTTTTGCAGCTACTCTTAAAGATGCAGTTTCTAATGTGTTTGGATGGGACCGAGAAATGCTAGAAGGGCGCACTCAAGCCAGCAGAGATTGGCGTGAGCAAAAGGACGAATGGTGGAGCAAGCGATTGGGGATGGACATCACTCCGCGATTTGTGCTACAGCAATGGGGCACAAACGTTTTGCGTGAACACTTTCACGATGATATTTGGATTGCTAGCTTAGAAAACCAGTTGCGTACATCTAAAGACAACATTGTTATTACAGATTGTCGTTTCCCTAACGAAATTACTGGACTTAAAGAGCAGGGCGCTAAAGTTGTTTGGGTGCAGCGCGGTATTACACCGCATTGGTACAGCATTGCAGAGCAAGCAAACCGCGGTGATAGTAAAGCTAGGGAATGGTTAGGATTAAATGGTATTCATGCTAGCGAGTATTCGTGGGCAGGATCGCAGTTTGATGCTATTATTGACAATAACAAGTCTCTGGACCACTTAGCAGAACAAATTAAAAATCTGGTACAACCTTAGCAGGCTTCCACGGCAGTCTACTTTTGCTTAATTCAATTGAGCAATTGCGACAAACAGTTTTTAAATTGTTATGGTCGCAGTTACTAAGGTTACCGTCAACGTGATAAACTAAGCTCTGCTCTACAAACTTAAACTTAAAGCCACACTGGTCACATTGTGGCTTTTTTCTATAGCCGCGCTTAACCCATAATGGTGGCAATGGCTTTAATTTCTTTCCTTTACGGATACAACTGTCGCACATCTTGCGATAGTGTGGTACATCTTCTTTGATATAGTTCACTGCTACTGGTTTATCATTGCAAACTGGGCATAAAGGTCGTTGAGTCATATAGTATTTATGGGGCATCGTCCTAGCAAACCTTTGCAAAGGGCACACTATACGCCCAAAATCGCTACTTATGAATAAATATCAATAACATAACTTATTATGTAAAGGAAAATAACATGGCAATTTTAGTTTCTCCAGGTTCTAGTATCACAGTTAGTGACGAAAGCGCATACGTTTCGTCAGCAGTTGGTACAGTTCCTCTAGTGGTGCTTGCTACAGCACAGGATAAAACAGCGCCTGACGGATCTTTGGCAAGTGGAACAACTAAAGCCAATGCAGGCCTATTACAAGCATTTACAAGTCAACGTGACATTTCTGCAGCACTTGGATACGCATCGTTCCAATTAAGTGCTAGCGGTACACCGTTGCATGGTAGCGAATTAAACGAATACGGTTTGCTAGCAGCATACAGTGCGTTAGGTGCAGCAAACAATGTTTATGCAATTCGTGCCGACATTGACTTAAATCAACTTGAATCTACAACAGTACGTCCTGATAGCCCTCCAGCTAACGGTACATTCTGGTTAGATTTGGCAAACTCTGCATGGGGTGTTAACGAGTGGAACGCAACAACTGGTTCGTTTACTTCTAAGACTCCTATTATCATCACTGATGCGACTCAAACAACCTCCGGCGTACCAAACTCAAGTATTGGTACCATTGGTTCTTATGCAGTAAACGTATCAGTTACTGATAACACAATGTTCTACAAGAACTCTAGCAACACTTGGGTCCGTGTAGGCAGTGCTGATTGGCAAAATAGTTGGGCAACCTTAACGGGTGCAAACTCGCTTACTAGCTCAACAGCGTTTGCAGCTAACTCAACACTAACAATTAACACTTCGTATCCTATTAACTTAGGCAGCGCCCGCAGTTTAGCAGGTGTTGTAAGCGCAATTAACGCAGCAGCAATTCCTGGTGTTACAGTTGCAGCAGTTAATAACCAGTTAACATTCTATGTAACTAATGCAAGTTGCAGCAATGGTTCTGTAGCTGACGGTAAGGTATTGCTTGCCGACGGTACAAACACTCCATTAGCAGTTGCTGGCATTACTGCTGGTACATATTACAGCCCACGTATTACATTTGCTTCTTATGTTGGTATCCCAAGCTGGTTATCTAGCGACACAGTTGCAGCACCTACTGGTTCTGTGTATGTTAAGACTAGTGTACAGGGCAACGGTTTAAATCTAGCAGTTAAGAAGTACAATGCTTCGTCTGCAAGCTGGACAACATTAGCAGTTCCTGCTTATGCTTCTGCAAGAGACGCTATTTACGGCTTAGATGCAGCTGGTGGTGGCAATGGTATTGCAGCAGGCAGCGTATATGCTCGTTATGTAACATCTACAAACACAGATTTAGCTGGCTTCCGCTTGTTCTTCCGCCAGGATGCAACCGGAACTAACGTAACTGGTACTGCAAACTCGTTTACAGGTAGCTCGTTTACAGCTGGTCAATCGTTTACTATCCAAGCAACAAACTTGGGCACAAACGCTTTCACTACAGCAACTTGCTCGATCCCTGCAAACGGCGGCGCAAGCCAATTTGTTGCAGCGATCTTAGCTGCAAACATTCCGTATGTAACAGCAAGCGTAACTAGTGCTGGTTATATCACAATTACACACCAATTGGGTGGTGATATTGTGTTAACAAACACAACAGTTGGTGGTAACCCACTAACAACAGCTGGTTTCACAAGTGGAACTCCTGGTGTTATTTCTGATGCTACTGTTTCTAGTAGCTTGTTGTTGAGCAACTGGATTCCAGGTGGCGGCAGCACAGGACAACAACCATACACATACAGCTTCTATGCTCCATACCAAGCTCCGGCTGATGGAACATTGTGGTATTACGGTGACCCATCAACGGTTGATATTATGGTCAACGATGGTGGCTGGAAAGGTTACCGCAATGTTGCTAGCGATGCACGTGGTTACAACCTAAGTGAAACAGACTCTATGGGTGTTATTGTTAGCGCAAGCCAACCAACAACACAACAAGACGGTCGTACAGCTCTTGCAGCTGGTGACTTATGGTTAGACACTAGCGACCTAGTTAACTACCCAGCATTATACCGTTATAACGGTGCTAAGTTTGTTGCAATTAACAAAGCAGACCAAACAAGCCAAAACGGTATTGTATTTGCTGATGCACGTTGGGACACAGATGGTACTACTGATATCATTACAGGCAGCTTGCCAGACACAGCTACTATGTTGTCAAGCAACTACCTAGATCTTGATGCCCCTGACTATCGTTTATATCCACGTGGTACATTGTTGTTTAACACACGCCGCGGTGGCTACAACGTTAAGCAGTATGTAGGCGATTACTTTAACTCTCTAAGCTTCCCTAACGAATCTTTGCCAACTGTAGCATCTACATGGCAAACAGTTAGCGGACTAAAAGATGATGGTAGCATGTATGCTGGTAAAGCTGCACAACGTCACATGATCATTAAGGCTATGAAGTCTGCAATTGCTGCAAACTCTCAAATCCGTGAAGATCAATTTGCGTTCAACTTGATTTGTGCTCCTGGTTATCCAGAGCTAATTAGCGATATGGTTGGCCTAAACAACGACCGTGCTAACACAGCATTTGTTATCGGTGACACACCACTAACATTACCTGCAAACGCAGTTGAAATTGTTAACTGGGCAAACAACTCTAACGGTGACGGCCTAAGTACTGCTGACCCATACTTGGGCGTTTACTACCCATCCGCAGTATCTAGCGATGTTGCAGGTAATACAGTAGTAGTTCCACCAAGTCACGTTATGTTACGCACATTTATCCGTAACGACAATGTAAGCTATCCATGGTTTGCACCAGCTGGTGTACGTCGTGGTCTAGTTGACAACGCTACAGATATTGGTTACATTGACGAAAACACTGGCGAATTCCAACGCAACGGTATTAGTCAAGGTATGCGTGATGTAATGTACGCAAACAACGTTAACCCAATCACTATTTTACCTGGTGTTGGTTTAGTTGTTTGGGGACAAAAGACACGTAACCCAGTTACAAGCGCAATGGATCGTGTAAACGTTGCACGTTTAGTAAATTACTTACGTACAATCTTTGCTAAGACCGGTAACGCTTTCTTGTTTGAACCAAATGACAAGATTACACGTGACCAAATTAAGCGTATCATCGAAGGTGCGCTAAACGACTTGGTTGCTAAACGCGGTATCACTGACTACCTAGTAGTTTGTGACACAAGCAACAACACACCAAATCGTGTGGCAAACAACGAACTATACGTTGATATCGCTATCGAGCCAATGAAAGATGTTGAGTTTATTTACATCCCAATCCGCTTGATGAACCCAGGTGCTATTGCAACTATGGGCTAATTAACTACTTGAATAATGCGGGCTAAACCCCGCATTATTTGGTAACGTGATTAGGTAAATAACAGTAACAGGAGAATATTTAAAATGGCAATTACAGCATCATTAGCAAACTTTACGGTACCGACAGGTGGATCATCTGGTACATTGCTAATGCCAAAATTGAAGTATCGTTTCCGTGCGATCTTTATTAATTTTGGTTCTGGCAAAGGTGATGTCGTTGAACTAACAAAGCAAGTTGTTGATATCAAACGTCCAAACGTTAACTTCAACCCATTTGCTCTTGAAGTTTATAACAGCAAAGTTTGGTTACAAGGTAAACCTGAGTGGCAAGAAACTTCAATTAACTTGCGTGACGATGCTACAGGCATGGTTGCTAAGTTAGTTGCTGAACAAATCCAAAAGCAATTTGACTTTGCAGAGCAAAGCAGTGCAGCAACAGCTGGTGACTACAAATTCGGTCTACGATATGAAGTACTAGATGGCGCAAACGGCACTACAGCTGGCGACGCAAACGTCTTAGAAACTTGGGAAATGGAAGGTTGTCAAATCAGTCAAGCTGACTGGGGTGACATGAACTATGGCACTAGCGAAGCTGCACAAATCGCATTAACTGTACGATTTGACAATGCAGTGTTAGTACCATTGAGTAAGCCCGAAAACTTACCACACCAGACATTTGGTTCAGGTACAACTACAGTAGTTTAATATACTACGCACTCACAAAAAGCTCGGCTAGACCGAGCTTTTTCTTTACCATAAATAAGTTATATGGCAAACGGTTCAATCTCATACAATGACAAAATGTTCGATCGCAACCACGCATCGAAAATATTTGTAGCTAACAACTACGGACTTAGTCCAAAGTATGGTTGGCTGTTTCACGTTGCATTTGATCTCAATCCTGAAATTTCGCGAGTAAGCAACGATGACTTATTACGTATGGGATTTGTGGTTAAGTCAACTTCGTTACCAAAATTCTCAGTCGATACTAAAGTACTAAACGCATATAACCGCGTTGATGTTGTGCAGTCAAAAGTAAAGTACGATACTATTACTATTAAGTTTCACGATGACAATCTAGACGTTGTTAGAAACTTTTGGTATGACTACTACAGCTATTACTATCGTGATGCCGATTGGAATTTAAACATTTATCAAGCAGCTAGCAAGTACAACGAACGCCAGAACCAATCGTGGGGTTATGCTCCAAGACAGTTTCCTGCTAGCAGCCCAGCTACACAGCAGTATATAAGCGCAATTAGAATCTACAGTTTGCACAATAAACGTTTTGCTGAATACACAATCATTAACCCGATTATTACGAGTTTCCAACATGGCGAACATGCACAAGGCGGTGATGCTGGTACATTAGAAAACTCAATGACTATTCAGTACCAAGCAGTTAAGTATCAATATGGCGATGTGTCCCCTGACACTGTGTCGGGCTTTGCATCATTGCAATACGACAGCCGCCCGAGCCCGATGGGAACAACTCCGGCTAGAGATACAACAGTCCATGACTTAAGCGAAGGCGCATCTGGCCTTGGTGGTATCATGAATAACTTTAAGAATTTAAAAGGTGGCGCTATTATTGGTGGCGCACTAAGCGTAGCTGGCAGCGGCTTAATTTCTAGTGCATTAAATGGTACACTTGGTGGTAAAATCTCCGCAGCAGCAGGAGCAGCAGCAGATAAGCTTAAAGCAGGCGCTTCGGCATTAAAAGACAAGCTAGGTATATCACAGGATGGTTTACCAAATGATTCGCAAAGAATTATTAGCGTAGTAGACGTTCAGGATCGTATTGATACCCTGCAGGTACGAATTGCCGGCAATCAACAAGACCTTGAAACGGCTGAAAGCGAATTAGGCGATGTGTTAAGCGAAACAGAACAACTAATGGCGCAGATTGAATCTGACACCGAGCAGTTGTTAAATCCCGATTTGTCAAGTGAAGACTTGTCGGCGTTACAAAGTTTAATTGACGAAAACCAATCTAGACTTGATGACCTTACATCTAAATCCGACGAGCTTGAATCGTCTATTAATGAGTTAACAGCGTCAATCAATGACGACTTAGCTGAAATGGATCGTTTACAAGAAGCACAAAACCCAAGCGGGAACAGTGAAGAAGAGGGCGGAGCCGGCGCAGGCTCAGTTACTGAATTCTCCGAAGACGGTTCGTCTACAACAACTAACCCAGACGGAAGCACAACATCAGTTGATCCTCTTGGTAATATATTCACAACTCCGCAAGCTAATCCAGTTGATAACCCGAACGCATCTACTAACCAAAAGGTGCCGGTATTTAAACTTTCGGAAACTAGTAATCCAAGCAACTTTAGAGCTTAAGGTACATTATGGCAGTAGTTAATAGATTTGATTTAACATCATTGAAGAATAATCCAAGTAACGTAAATGCAGTTAATCTGCAAACGGTTATTGGTGATGGTACGAAGTTTTTTAACAACTATTTTAGCAAACACATTACCGTTAGTACAGCAAAGAACGATGCAGTTGTTACGTACTTTGAGGGTGTAACTGGCGATAGCACCAGTGCGTTAACATTGGCTAGCGCAGTTATATACACTAGTAACTCTCTAGGGGTTGATGTAATGGCTGTCCTTGACGAATTTAAAAAGCTTGACAAGGGCGTATTAAACACATACCTATGCCAACTTCTAAATCTAAACAGAGTTAGCACAAGTCTACTAGGCGTAAAAACTAAGTCACCTAAAAACAAATACGTTTCACGCACAATAATTCAATGAGCAAGTACGCCAACGGCAAGTATCAAATTAAGAACCCAGAGAAATATGTGGGTAACAAAACTCCAACATACCGTTCGGGGTGGGAACACACGTTTATGACGTTCTGTGACAACAATCCAAACATATTACAATGGGCCAGTGAAGCAATACATGTTAACTATCGCAATCCATTTACTGGGCGCAATACCATTTATGTTCCGGACTTCTTAATTGTTTATACTGATGCTACCGGACAAAAGCATGCCGAAGTGATTGAAGTTAAACCTACTAAAGAAACTACTTTAGAAGCGGCAGGCCGTAGCCCACGAGCACAAGCCGCAGCTATCCTTAATGCAGCAAAATGGGAAGCTGCAAAGGCATGGTGCAAGTCCCAAGGACTTAAATTTCGGATTATTACCGAAAATGAAATTTTCCATCAAGGCAAAAAATAATTTGCTTTTTGTTTTCTAAAAGTATAAAATACTATTTTTGGAGATTCTCATGAAGAAACTTATTGCCATTCTTATGGCTACATTCGCTTTGGCTGCAACAGCCAAAGAAAATATTACAATCTTTTATGCTTGGGGACCGGGCGACTCGGTAGCTAATTATCATCGTACTATTGCAAACGAAGCAAACAAGATTCAAGACAAGTACAATTTTGTATTTGACACAAAGCCAGGCGCAGGTGGTGCTATTGCATCCAATCACGTACTTGCTACCCCAAACAGCATTTTAGCACACAGTACAGCGTTCTTTGTTCGTCCGGTTGTGTACCCAAATGAAAGCTATGATCTAAGCAAATTCAAAGAACAGTATGTTCACTGTATGGCACCAATGGCTGTAACAAGTACCAAGTACAAGTCAGTTAAAGACGTTCCTGCAAATGCAAGCGTTGGTATTAGTGGTTTGGGTGTTACTACTCACTTGGCTGCAATTGAATTGCAAAAGAAATATCCACAGTTAAACATTGTTCCGTTTAAGTCTACAAACGATTCTATGTTAAGCATGGTATCGGGTCAAACAGACTTGCACATTGGCTTTATCTCTGAAGCAGAACAATGGAGCAAGGAAAATGCTAACAGTGACCGTAAAGTAACAGTTCTTGGTATTACTGGTACTAAAGTTATTAACGGTTACACGCCACTAGTTAAACAAGGATTTGACAAGAGCTTTGCTGACATGAATGTTGGCCACCATATGTTACTCCCAACAACAGTAAGCGAAGACCAGCGTAAAGAAATTCATGCAATCTTAGCTAAAGCAGCAAAGACTGAATCAGTACGTGCAGCATACGCAGTTGATTACTGTGAGCCACAGTCGGTTCCAGTTACTGGGCTAGACAAGTTCTTTGAGTTCCATACTAACTACTGGAAAAAGCTTGCAAGCCAAGTTAAGGTAAACTAACATGAAACATATACTAGCAACAATGTTAGTATTAGTGAGCTCTTTGGTTAGCGCCAAAGAGCTTATTACTGTTCAGATTGGCTCGTCGCCAACACAGTCTAACACCTCAGTGTATTTGCGTACTCTAGAAAATGCTAATAAAATGCAAACTAAGTACGAGTTTGTGCCTGAGTTTAAGCCAGGTGCCAATGGCGTACTTGCACTTAAAGCAATGGATGCTAGCCCATCAAATCGCTTATCCACTGTTGCAGCAGCATTTGTTGAAAATGCCAAACAAGGCTACATTAACGAAGCGGATTACATACCGGTGTCAACCCAAGGGGATGCTTGCTGGGCAGTTATCACTAACGTTGGTGACACTAAACTAGGTACAGATAGCCTGCGTGGGATTGATGAGCTGGTTGTTGGCGGAACAGGATTTGGCAACGTGGCGCACATGGTAGCAATTGCCCTAAGTGAAAAATACAAGTTCAAACTTAGGTATGTTGTTTACAAATCAAACTTTGATGGGTTAGTAGCAATGGTGGGCAACAACGGGCCTAACATGGTACTTGAGCGTGTAGCAAGTTACCAAATGTTTAAAGACAAAAATCCTAAATTACAAGTATTGGGAATTGATTGCTCTAAACGAAATCGTACAATGCCAAACGTAAAAACTTTAGCAGAGCAAGGGTTTAACGTCCCTAGCGTTTTTATTTCTACAGTTGCAAATAAAGCAATGAACGAGCAACGCCGAAAAGAAATTTCAAAGATCCTAGAGTCAGCACAAGAGTCAATTGGCGAGAAAGCGATTTTGGATAGTTCTGACATGAACCCTCCAGTATTCTTTAACCCACCGATGTCAGTAGAAGAGTTCTTTAACAAACGAGTTAGTCAGATGCATTATTTGACAACCAAGTATAAGGACAAAATTGACGAAGCTCGGACTAAATAAAATTGCAACGCCGGTGCAATGCCGACGTCGGAAATGAAAATCGACGCTTGGGGTAGTACAAACCCCTTTACTACTGTGATACACGTATAACGCCGAAAACCGTAAGTGGGCACTCCCACAAGCATTACATAAAAATCTTTTGCAAAAGGAAATTTTAAATGAAACACATTAAGTGGGTAATCGCGCACGAACCTATCGGTTTGTTCTTGAAAGTAGCTGAAGACTTTGCAGCTAAAGTTAACGCTAAAGCTAAAGGCAAGTACTTCATCGAAGTTCTAAGCCTAACAGACTATTCTAACAAGTACAACAATGGTGTCCGTGTTACTAAGAATGATCTAATGGATCTAATTAACTCTGGTGCTATTGAAATGAGCCACATCTATACAACATGGTTGGCTGATTACAACAGGGACCTACACGCTCTTGATCTACCGTTCCTATTTAAGGACCACGATCACGCAACTCGTGTACTAGATGGCGACATTGGTCGTAGTCTTCTAAACACAGTAAGCAACAACAGCAACATTCACGCTATGAGCTACACATATTCAGGCGGTTTCCGTATTGTTCCTGCTAACTTCCGTGCCGATACAGTCGAAGCATGGCAAGGCAAGAAGGTTCGTACAAGCCGTAGCCCAGTTGCAGTTGACACATTCAAACTACTAGGCGCACAACCTTTTGACGGTATTGCTCTAGAAGAAATGAATGCCGCAGCCGATCAAGGCATCATTGAAGCTGGCGAATCTACATACGTTCGTGTTTTCCCATTGGATCAACACAAGAGCTTTGATGTAGTTAACGACACAGCTCACAGCTTGTTCTTAACAAGTATCATTACTAACAAAGACTTCTTTGCTGGTTTAGATATGCACGATCAAGCCGTATTCAGCCAAGCAGCCGCAGAAGCTGCCTTAACTGAGCGTACAACAAGCGTTGCTGACATTCCTAACATTTTAGCTGAATGCGAAGCGCAAGGTGTTGAAGTTGTTCGTATGGACGACAAAGAGCTAGTTAAGTTCCAAGAAGTTGTTGGTCAAGTATACGACATGTATGCTGACTACTTCCAAGCTGGACTAGTTGAAAGCATCCAAAAGGCTTAATTTGTAAGCACCCCAAAAAAGGCACTTCGGTGCCTTTTCCTTTGTTAAATACAACTATGAAAGTTGGACAAGAGAGATTCCTTACAAGCAATGCATTGGCGTATTCTCCCCGTCAACTCTTTATTTTTGAAAAAGTTAAAGAGAAGAACAGGAAAGAAGCGACTAATAATCTAGTAATCAATGAGCTAGAGTTTATGGAATACCCTGTCCATAGAACAGCAATCTACTATTTGAGCAGAGTTAAAAATCCAGACTATGTGGTAATATACACATACGGCGGCACTAACCCACACATATTTCATTACAATGAGCAAGGGGAAATTGCAGAAGAATGTAAGCTGCAATTTACTTGGGAGTGGATGGACAAATGGTTATCAAATAATGTTGCTATAGCAATATTGGATGTACCTACATATTTTAGAATAAATTCGTCTCTTCCGAGTTCTTATCGCAATACTCCCGATAGACTGCGCGAGTGTTTGCAAGCAATTGATTGTGTTGCTGCCCGTTTCCCACATGCAAAGATTGCATGGCACGGAATGAGTTACGGATGCATTGAAGCATCACGTATTAGCTTACTAGAAACTAAAGTTGAAAAAGTAGTTTTAACTAGTGGGCCATTTCATATATTAGAGGGGTGGGACGAATATCATCAAGGGGCTAGACTAGACAAATACGATGTAAGTCAAGCCAAAGTTCCGGTGCTAATTGCACACCATAAAACAGAAGTGTTTGATAAAGCCAAAGAAGAAATGGCCAAAACAGACTCTATACTAGTTACAAACTCCAGTACTTCGTCGGACGGTCATTACTTTAGACGTCGACAAATAAGAGTAGTTGCAGCCATTTGTGACTGGATCAGGGGAAATGACTTCCCGAGAGAAATACCATGACAAAAAAATTAGAAGAAACTTTTAACTTACCGCCGCTTGGCGACGGAGCAGCAGATATTGATGTGCAAAAAGTTATTGCGGATAATAAAGATATTATCACCGAAGTTGATGAGGCAATTGATAAAATTGACGCAGCATTGCCAATGATCAGAGACTTAGATGTAACAACGGATGCTGAACTAGATGAGCTAGCAAAGTTAGCCAAGGACAAAGCCGAGGATTTACTAGACTTAGGGATGAACGTCGATCCACGTTTTGGCGGCGTGATTTTCCAAACAGCTAGCCAATTACTGGGACACAGCATTACAGCTAAAACAGCTAAAATGGACAAGAAGCTACGTATGATTAGCTTGCAGTTGCAAAAAGCTAGGCTAGACCAGCAGATTAAAAAGGATGCAGGTAAAGCAAAAGACGAGGAAGAAGATGCAGTAGATGGTAAGGGTATGGTGTTAGATCGCAATGCATTATTAGCTCAAATCTTAGCCCAAAGCAAAGACGAAAAGAAGTAAACGGACATAAATATAGCATATAGGATTAATCGCGATGAAAACATTATCAGCTTATTTTCACGAAACTAACAAACTGTACGAGTTTCGTATTAAGATGGCACACGTTGAGCCAAAAGGCGAAGTGCTAGACAGAATTAAAAGTGCGCTAAATGCATTTAAAGTTGAGTCAGTTACTACTGCTAAACGTCTACCAATTACTGAACATTGGGAGTTTGCAAATGAAGGTGCTTGTGAGTGCTATGTGTTTGATGTAACACTACGCTATCCAACTATCCCCGGACAATTACGCCAACTAATTGGTGAACGTGCTGGTATTAACGCAAATTGGGTTTGTGTTAGAACAATGGCAGAAGCGTTAAATGAAGAATTGTCGTTTGACCAAGCTGACGATAATGCAGCAGCAAAAGTTGCATTACTAAACACAGAAGAATTGGGCAGCATTCCGTCTAACGAAGCACAGAAGTATGTTGGCAACAACCGCTTCACAGACTTAATTAAAGAACTAAGCGGTAACACACGTAAGTTTGATATCGCAGGCAATGATACAACAATTGGTGGTGAAAAAGATCCATCGTACGGTAAGACTACAAACGATACTACCGGCAATAATAAGAGTCCCTTAGGAAAATAAAATGAGCAATAACATGTACGATATTTTGGGCAAGCTAAACAGCCTAACACCAAAACAACAAGAACAAAAATCAGCCCAGGCTATTTACGAAAGCGTTGATGCTCGCGGTAGCATTGTTGCTGGTGTTAAAGATGTAGAGCAAAAGTTGCGCGAACAATTTGAAGCGATGAAAGAAGGTCATTATGATGTCGATGACTATACAGGTGGTGGCCAAAGCCGCGCAATAGGCGTACAAGGCACACGTTCGGCATCGTATCACGGAACGCCGGGCGAACATTCTGGTCGTCCAAAGACCTTAGACAAGTCTAAAAGTAAGTTGCCAGCTGACCCGTTTGGTCGCACAACTGGGGTAATTCCTGATAGTGCCAAAGTAAAGAAGAAAAGAGACCCATTTGCCGAAGGCGAAACAGTTGCTACTAAGACTGGTAGAGTTCACAAAGGCTCATACGGTACAGAATATGATGGTGACGATGCTCCGGCTAAACCAAAGCATGTACCGCGTACTGGTGTTAAAGGTCGCAAGCCAAAAGACCGTAGCGCAGATGCTCCGTTCTCTAGCAACAAGTCGCATGACCCGTTTGGTCGTACTGGTGCATCAGCACATGCTGGCGCTAAAGGTAAGCTAGTTAAAGGTAAAGGTAACGACGATACATCTCGCAACAAATCCGCAGACGATGCATTTGCCAAAGATGATGTAGCAGAAACCGCAATGAACCCATATGCAGTTGGTATGGCACAAGCTAAGAAGGAAGTTGGCTTGGGTCGTGCTAAGACTCACGTAAGTAAAAAAGTTGAAAAGCGTGGCCATCACATTGCCGATGTTATTAAAGGTCAAACAAACGAAAGCCGTAAGCAGTTCATGACTATGCTTTCAGAGGGTATTAACTTCACAGAAATGATGAAGGAACGTGGCCGCGGCATTGACGAATTGCTAGCTGAATTGCAAGCTGATATTAAATCGTTTAAAGAAACAGGATCTGTAAGTGACTTCTTGCGTGATGCAATGGAAGTACACGGTTATGGTAAGCGTCAACTGCAAGACGCAGTTCACCCAGTTCGTGGCGATAGCTTTGCCCCGCAACATCCAGCAACTCCTGCACCTCGTCCTAGCTTTTTAGACAAAGCTAAAGACTTTGGTAAGAGAGCAGTAGGTGCAACGTTAAACACATTAGGTCACGGTAGCGATGAAGATCTTCTAGCTAAGTTGCCTGGCAAAGCCCCTAATCGTTACAACGAAGATGCAGAACTAAACGAACTAGCTAAGTTAGCTGGTTTGCAAGTTGAAGAAAGCATTGAGCAAGTTGATGAGTCGATGTGCCAAATGGGCGCTATGGCACAAGAGATGCAACAAGCAGAGCAACAAAAAGGCCGCATGAGTGTTAACACAAGTGCAGACAGCGAAGGCAACAAGACTGTTACAATTACAGCAGACGGCGAAGAAGCTGAGAAACTAGCACAGCTATTAACTCTAGCTGGCATGGGTAGTCAGCAGCCACAAGCGCATGAGCAAGCCGCTATTGTTGTTGCACAAGAAGCAAAAGAATATGGCGATACTGAAGTTGAAGATGCTCCCGAAGTATTAAATACTCCTCGCCCGGATGTACGTGGTATGCACCGTTCTGAAACAACTGGCGAAGCTAACACCAGTGATGATCTACACAAGCAGAAATCGCAACACCCAACAGCAGCAGCTAAAGGTGACAATCCTTTAACTAAAAAGGAAAAAGCAGTTGAGGATTTCAATCCAATTGAATCACTTGGCGCACAACTAATGGCAGAGTATCAAAGCATTAAGTTACAAAAATGAAATGCAATGAAATAATCTCCGAAGGAAAGGGTAAGTTACCAGTAGCGTTTAACGGCGCTACTCCGGGACTAATCACTTATTCGGCATTAGACAATAACAACAGCCCGTATTCTGCATATCGCTTTGGTATTGCGTTAGCAGCAAGTCCGCGAGACAATGATAATGACACTGAAGCCCCAATGGGTAGTAAGTTTACTATGATTGACTTTAGCGATGCCGACGAAGAAATTCGTCGTGGCGCAGAAAAACAAATGGGTGTTCGTCCAACAACTAACACTGGCCGTGGGTCAAAGGAAGTTGACGGAACTAACACAAACAGCCCAATTACTCCACGTGGGCCAATTTCTCTTAAACGCAAATGAGACAGTACAGGGTAACTAGCGCAAACTTTTATCAAGAAGGCGAATCTGGTAATCCTGACGCTTTTATGGACCCACAAGACCTAGCTGAGTTAAAGAAGCTAGCTGGCATTAACAATCTAATTGAAACGTCTTTAAACGTACAACAAGATCACGATGAGCCATTTAGTCCAGTGGGTGCCGTGAATAATAATTTGTCTCAGAAGAGACAAATTGAAAAAGATTTAAACATCAAAACAGGAACCGACGAGTGGTTCCGTTTATACTTTGCTCGTCCTGAGCTAACTGGCGAGAAGCCTATAGGCGACGAATTGCCAGACACCGAGCCAAATCCATCTTATCTATTAGACAAAAACGGATTGCCCGATGCTGACAAAGTTGAAACTCTAGCAGATAAACTAGAGAAGCGTTGGCAAGACGAAAAGTCTCAAGCCGCTAATAATTCAAGTCCCAAGTACTGATTCCAGCTTGGGTGCTTAACCTTAAACGGTGTGTTCTCCTTCCACTTGCTAACTAGGCTGTAGTAGTCTGGTTTAAACGGCATGTGCTTAGGCTTCATTAGTTTGTCACCTTTTGCATGATTGCATGGCTTACATGCAGTTACACAGTTTTCCCAGTTAGTCTTACCGCCCTTGGCACGTGGAAGCACGTGGTCAATGGTTAGTTCGTCAAAGTCAAATACTTCATGACAGTACTGGCACTCAAATAAGTCGCGCAGATACATGTTGTATCGGCTGAATTTGACGTTGCGTTTGTACTTAAAGTAATCTGTAGTTACACAGACACTTGGTACATTCATCGCTAGACGCTCGGAACGAATGATCCAATCAGGGTAAGTCTCGATGACGTTAACCTTTTTCAGGAACATTAGTTTAATAGCATGTTGCCATGGGATAACACTTAGCGGCAAGATGCTAATTGGGCGGTAATCGCTGTTGAGTAGTAAAGTATCTGACATTTTCCTTCCTTCTTTGATAAGGTATTTGCATTATATACGAAAAATCCATAATGTACAACTATAACTAAATAATTATACTATGGCAGCTTTTGACGAAACCAAACTTGTAAAAACACCGCACCAGAAGGCGTCCTACACAGAGTATCAAATCCTAGAATTTGCTCGCTGTGCAGACCCTGTCACCGGTCCGGAATATTTTATGAGTAATTACTTTTTTATCCAGCATCCTACTAAAGGTAAGATGTTGTATAAACCATTCGAATATCAACAAAAGCTAATTGATACTTATCACAATTATCGTTTTTCAATTAGTTTGATGCCCCGCCAGACTGGTAAGTCTACTAGTGCAGCGGGTTATTTGTTGTGGTATGCGATGTTTGTGCCGGATGCAACTATTTTGATTGCAGCGCACAAATACACAGGTGCTCAGGAAATTATGCAACGTATCCGCTATGCATACGAATTATGTCCTGATCACATTAGAGCAGGTTGTACAAGCTACAACAAAGGCTCACTAGAATTTGAAAACGGCTCGCGCATTGTTTCGCAGACAACAACCGAAACAACTGGTCGTGGTATGTCTATTTCCTTACTATACTGTGACGAGTTTGCATTCGTAAGACCTACTATTGCTACTGAATTCTGGACTTCTATTTCGCCTACATTGTCAACTGGTGGTAAAGCGATTATTACATCAACACCAAACAGTGACGAAGACCAGTTTGCTATTATTTGGAAACAAGCTAATAAGCGTGTGGACGAGTTTGGTAACGAAACAGAACTAGGCATCAATGGTTTCCGTGGCTACCAAGCTAACTGGTGGGAACACCCGGACCGTGACGAGCAATGGAAGAAAGAAGAAATTGGTCGTATTGGTGAAGATCGTTTCCGTCGTGAACACGGATGTGAGTTCTTGATTTATGACGAAACTCTAATCAATGCGTCTACACTAATTGAACTTGCAGGTATTGATCCACTAGAACGACAAGGGCAAGTGCGCTGGTACAAGAAACCGCAGCGAGGATGTCAGTATGCTGTTGGTTTAGACCCTAGCTTGGGTACTGGTGGTGACGCAGCAGCTATACAAATTTTTGAGTTACCGTCGATGATGCAAATTGGCGAGTGGCAACATAACAAAACTCCTGTACAAAGACAAATTGCAATTATGAAAGAGATTTGCGATTACTTGTACGAAATTACAGGCAGCGATACCGACATTTATTATAGTGTAGAAAACAACACACTAGGTGAAGCAGCGTTAGTAAGTATCAGTGAGATTGGTGAAGAAAACATTCGCGGAACATTCTTAACTGAACCTAAGAAAGCTGGTACTAAAGGCTACAGACGTGGGTTCACAACTACTAACAAGAGTAAACTGGCTGCATGTGCAAAATTAAAAGCGTTAGTTGAAACTAAGCGTTTGCATATTGCTAGCAAGAACTTAATATCCGAGTTAAAGACTTTTGTTGCAGTTGGTAATAGCTTTGAAGCTAAAATTGGCGAGACTGACGACTTAGTTATGTCTACTATTCTTGTTGTGCGTATGGTACAAATGCTTAAGAGCTTTGACGCAGACCTTGATTTGCATCTACGAGACAGCTTAGACGACTTCATTGAGCCAATGCCATTTATTATGATGACATAACATGAAGCTAACACAAGTTGATGACATTGGGCGGTTGTATGCAATTGAGGATTTGTTCCCAGACGAGTTGTTTGCTCGTTTGTTGGAACTAGATTGGAATAACCAACCTTGGGGCAGAGAAGATCAACAAGAGATGTGGGCACGTAAAAGTTTAAAGAAGTACGACATACCTCTTTTAAAAGAAGCTAGTGATTACATAGCAACACTTGCCCCGTGGTTTGAAGAGCATTTTGGCATTAAGTTTAATTTTGGGACTAACGCCGGCAATACCAATTGGTGGGTGGATCAACCGGGGTTTTGGGTACCAATGCATACAGATGGTGAGTTGCCAATGAGTATGCAAATTTACATTACTGGTCCTGCCGAGTTAGGCACATCCTTTTACACACATAACAGCGAACCTTATTTGATGCGTAAATTTGAATTTAAGCAAAATACAGGTTACTTGATGTTAAACCACAAACACGAGGACGGCTCGCAGCCTTTACAGTGGCATGCGATGTTAACCAAAGTCCCGAACAATACTTTTAGGGTATGTAGCTATACAGTGTTTCCACCGTATTCACATAAATAAGCATATGAGAGAAGTTGATAAAATTGCCGCCAGCTTATTTGACAAAGTGCGTAGTCGCTTTGATGAAGTTAACCTTGGCGATGAAAGCGCAAAATCCACACAAGATCCTGAAAAAGCAAGGTTCTTTAATTTCACATACAGTCAAGATGGAATTGAATTAGGCAATGTCACTATCAGCTTAATTGATGAAGAAGCTATGAAGGTTTACTTCGGTGCTGACATTAAAGACAATATTAAAGAAAACGGTCTTAGTAAAGACGAGTGGTATGATTTCCTAAGAGCTTTGCGTAAGTTTGCAAAGCGTAATATGTTAAGCTTTGATACTCGCGACATTGCTAAGAGCAATCTGCAAATCAAAGACGTTAAACAACAAAGTAATTCGGACGCCACAATTAACACTGGCGATATTAACGTAACCGAAAGCAGAATGTATGGTACCAAGAAACATAGTTTTGCTAAGGTTGGGGAATGTACAGTTCGTGTAGTACATAGTGATAGCATTGACGAAGAAGTTCGCGGTGCCCGTACTAGAAAAATTGAATCTATCTTTATTGAAACCCCACAAGGCGAGCGTTTCCGTTTAAAGCACAAAAACTTAGCAGGTGCTACAGCACTTGCTCAACACTACAGCAACGGTGGCACATACGGTGACGAAATTTGCGAAGCTATTAATAACATGATGGACGAGATGTCTAGCTTAAGTCATTTTGCTCGCAGTATTAAGCGCCGTAGTGATTTAGATGACGAAACGAACTCGATGGCTACACATGCTGTTGATCGTTACTATGAGTTAAAGAACAAACTAAAGCGTTTAAGAAGTCCGCGTTACTATCTAGACTACGTAGAGAACTACATGCCCGATGCACCAATTGAAGATGATATTGATGTGGGAGCAATGCGTGAGCGGTTTGTTAAAAAGATGTACGATGACCGCTTTGACGAAGCGTTGCCATACGTATACCGCGCTCACATTCGAAAGGTGCAAGAAATGAATAATCCAATGGCAGAAGAGTTTGAAGATTGGGCTGACTCTGTATTAGAAGGTACATGGGCTGTGCCTGATCAAGAGTCCGAAGTTGACCAACTACGTGAGCTAATGTCTCAACCGTTTGCAGTTGGTCAGCAAGGTCAAGCCGCAGTTTCTATCTTGCATGACTTAATTGGCGACGATGAGTTAAACGACGAAATTTTAGAATTGGCTAGCATCAAAGGTCCCAACTATGATTGCCGTCCGGAAATCTTAAAATGGTTACACAGACACTTTCCCGCAATTGGTCAGGAAATGGAACAAATTGTTCAACAATCAAATGAACCAGAACCAGTTCAACAACCACAGCCTGGTGCTGAACCAGTACTGGGCACACAGCAACCAGCTGAACAAGAAGCTGCTGGTGTGCAACCTAATCAGCAACAACCACAACCACAAGCTGAATCTGTTGATCCACTAAACTTCATTCGAACTCTAGCTGGCTTACGCAAGTAAACAAAAACAGCTTTGTCCAAAGGCACATTTTTTGTGCCTTTTCTTTTGACTTGTCATAAATACTTACGTACAATGCAACGAGTGCATTATACATATTAAGGCACATTATTAAGGCATATTATTAAGGAGAACTATTATGGCCATGACTTTAGCTGAAATTCGCGCAAAACTGCAATCACAAGACCGCAAAGGCGGCGACTCACAAACAGGTGGCGACAACGCTATCTATGCACACTGGAACATCCCTGAGGGCACTACAGCCCGTGTGCGATTCCTTCCCGACGCAGATCCTAAAAACTCATTCTTCTGGGTTGAACGCCTGATGATCAAATTGCCATTTGCTGGCGTTAAAGGTCAAGCAGACAGCAAGCCAGTTATCGTGCAGGTTCCTTGCGTAGAAATGTACGGCGAAGCATGTCCGGTTCTTGCAGAAGTGCGTACTTGGTTTAAAGACTCTAGTATGGAAGAAATGGGTCGCAAGTATTGGAAAAAGAAATCCTACTTGTTCCAAGGCTTTGTTCGTGACAACCCTGTTGGCGACGACAAGACACCAGAAAACCCAATTCGTCGATTTGTGATTAGCCCACAGATCTACAACTTAGTTGTTAACGCATTGAAAGACCCAGATATGGAGTCAATGCCAACTGACTACCAAGGTGGTTCAGATTTTAACATTAAGAAAACAAGCAAAGGTGGTTATGCTGATTACAGCACAAGCGGATTTGCTCGTAAAGAAAGCGCATTGACTGCGGCAGAAGCCGAAGCAATCGAAAAACACGGTCTTCACAACTTGTCTGACTTCTTACCTAAGAAGCCTAGCGAGGTTGAGTTGAAAGTTATTAAGGAAATGTTTGAAGCATCCGTTGATGGTCAACCATACGATCCTGAAAAGTGGGGTGCATACTACAAGCCATATGGCTTGAAGGTTGAAGGCGCAAGTACTGAGTCGGCTCCAGCAGCTCGTCCAGCACCAGCCCCTGCTCCAGTAGCTTCGTCAAGCGACGATGACGCTCCTTTTGATGTTGAAGAACCAGCAGCAGCACCTGCCCCGGTTGCAAAGCCTGCTAGTACACAAAAGGCAGAAGACATCCTAGCGATGATTCGTAACCGTAAACCTTAATGGTTGAAAGCAGGGGAAACCCTGCTTTCTCGGTTATCTATTCCCTATCAAACTAAAATAAATCTATAAGGAAATACATCATGGCTAAACCATTTGACGTAAGTAAATTTCGTAAAACAATTACAAAAAGTATTGAAGGTCTTAGTATCGGCTTTCGTGATCCGGATACTTGGATCAGCACCAACAACTTTGCGCTTAACTACCTCATTTCGGGTGATTTCAATAAGGGCATCCCAATGGGCAAGGTTACAGTTTTTGCTGGAGAATCTGGTGCAGGTAAGTCGTATATTTGTTCCGGTAACATTATTAAAAATGCACAGGAACAAGGTATCTACGTTATTCTTGTTGATACTGAAAACGCTCTTGACGAGCAATGGCTACATGCACTTGGGGTTGACACCTCAGAAGAGAAACTACTTAAACTTAACGTGGCAATGATTGATGACGTTGCTAAGTTAATTAATGACTTTGTTAAAGAATATAAAGCACTGCCCGAAGACCAACGTCCCAAGGTATTGTTTGTGCTTGACTCGCTGGGTATGATGTTAACGCCAACTGACGTTAACCAATTCCAAGCAGGTGACCTTAAAGGTGACTTGGGTCGTAAGCCTAAAGCACTAACAGCACTTGTTCGTAACTGTGTGAACATGTTTGGCGATTTAAACATTGGACTAGTAGCAACTAACCATACATACGCATCGCAGGATATGTTTGATCCTGACGACAAGATCTCCGGTGGTCAAGGCTTTATCTATGCTAGCTCTATTGTTGTGGCTATGCGTAAGTTGAAGTTGAAGGAAGACGAAGACGGTAACAAGATTTCAGAAGTTAAAGGTATTCGTGCAGCATGTAAGATCATGAAGACACGTTATGCTAAACCTTTTGAAAGTGTTCAAGTTAAGATTCCATACGAAACAGGTATGAACCCATACTCTGGCATGGTTGATTTATGCGAAGCAAAAGGCCTACTTACTAAAGAAGGCAACAGTCTAAAGTATGTTACAACTGACGGCGAAATTATTAAACAATTCCGCAAAGCATGGGAACGTAACGAAGACGGTAGTCTAGATAAAATTATGGCTGACATTACTGCTAATCCACACAAGTTCGACAAGAACACTTCGCTTGAAGAAGCCCCTGTGGTTGAGGATGCAGAATAACTTTTATTGTAGTCAAAAGTGGTGGTGGCTAACAGTTGATCCCGAAAGGCGGCTGTTAGCTTCCTGCTGTAAAGCAGACCAACAACCAATTGATACTACTTGGCTTAAAACCAACAACGGCAAGTTGTTTAACAATCCTACAATCTTACAAGAGCGTCAGGATATGCTAGACAACAAGCCTGTTTCTAGTTGCTCACGAGGTTGTTGGATTCCTGAATCAAAAGGTATCCCGAGTCGTAGAACAATACACCAAGCTGCAAGTGATCGGCAGTTTACACAATTAGAATCCACCCCTGAAGTTGTTGAAGTTATATTAGGCAGTGATTGCAATATGACTTGTTCGTACTGCACTAAGCGTTATAGCACCGCTTGGCTTCGAGATATTTCGGACAATGGTACTTACCTACCGGACTATGCAGGTGACGACAGGTTTAACATCACAATCGATGACCGCGCTATTATTAAAATAGGTCAGGCTGCAATTAAAAACAGCCCACGCTACAAACTAATACTGGACGAAGTCGCAAGCTTGCGTAAGTTGCAGGTGTTAAAGTTTATGGGCGGTGAACCATTCCTGTATAACGGTCTCGAAGACATCGTTCGTTTAACAGAAGCAGAACGAATTGAAATTACAACAGGCTTAGGCGTCAATCCAAAGCGGTTTGATAGAATTGTGCAACAATTGCCAGCAGACATAACTACACTAGTTATTAGTGCAGAAAACACAGGTGAATTGTACGAATTCAACCGTTATGGCAACAGTTATAGCAATCTTCTTACTAATTTAGACACTATACGTAAGTACGGTATAAAGTACAAATTTGCAAATACAATATGCAACTTAACAGTGCATGGATTTAAAGAGTTTCAGGATGAGTTCGGTACAGAGGAAGATTACTTTAACATATTAATTGATCCATTATATCTTGCGCCTAGTCTATTAGACCCTGCAAGCAGAGACAAAATTCTAGAAACAACGTTTAAATATCACACTGACAAAATACACCAAGCAGTAAGTGCAACGCACACAGAAGAACATATTGCACAATGCAAATCATTTATTTTAGAATTTGCAAAGCGCCGCAACTTGTCGTTAGACATTTACCCTGAATCGTTTAAACTATGGATCCAAAAGTAATAGAGATATTCCCGGTTGAAAATACTTTTTCGATTACGTGGGAATTAGGTCGCCGTTGCAATTACGATTGTATGTACTGCGGCCCGCAGTGGCACGATAGTACAAGTAAACACAAATCCCTCGATGAGTTAAAAGCAAACTGGTTATCAATTTACGAGCAATCAAAGGGTAGAAATTTACAGTATAAGATTAGTTTTACTGGCGGAGAAGTAACAGGCAATAAAGCGTTCTACCCGTTTGTTAAATGGTTGCGTGAGAATTACAGCTCGAAGATTAAACAAATTTTGTTAACCACTAACGGAAGTGCTACATACAACTATTATTTGAAAATGTTTGAAGTAGTTGATAACATTTCGTTTAGTACGCATAGTGAGCACATTGACGAAAAGAAGTTCTTCAATACCGTAATTAAATTACGCGAGACTATTGCGAAAGATAAATTTATACATGTTAACGTAATGAATGAGTTCTGGAACACAGACCGCATCGCGGCGTATGTTGATATCCTTAAACAGAACAACATAAGTCATAACGTTAACGAAATCGAATACAGTTATAAGACTAGGGAAGTTCCGATTATGAAAGGTAAACTAAATCTTGAAATTCCAACCCCATGAGTATTATAATTGCGAAGTAGTGCTAGACAACACTAGGCACTATCGTATTGATGGCAATTGGTTACACAACCAAGGGCTAGATCATTGGACCGGTTGGTCTTGTGAGGCAGGGTACTCTAGATTGTACATCAATACTGATAACGAAGTGTATAGCGGACAATGCTTAAATGATTACTTAGGTAATCTAAATAGCAAGTGGCAGTTGTTGCAACACCCAACAACATGCTATCAACAACACTGTACAGGGTGTACAGATGATTTAATAGTGGCAAAGAAAGAAGGTAAGAATGAGCGTTGAAATTGATGTAGTTAGCGAAGTCTATACAATTTTAAAACAATATATCCCTCAAAAGGATAGACAAGAAGCTGCGGATAACTTGATGAGTGTAATGGTTGACTTACTTAGCGACGATGAACTAAAAGAGTTTGGTGGCACCGACGCTGCGTTAGGCAGAGCGTTTAAAGAATACGCTAGCGAATTCGAAGAAGAATACGACGACGACCGTTACGAAGACTAAGCATGTGGTATAACCGAGTAGTTAGCGACCTAGGTGAAATTCCTAATTTTATTGTTCATTACGAAAATGAACTGCTAAACGCTCGTCGCGAATGTAGCATCAAAGGTAACTTGGAACGTAACGTATCTGACTTGCCAGGTGTTACTGAGTATCGCTTTAATCAATTGCAAGAAATTGAAGCTGTGTTAAATTACTTAGGTATTCAACTAAGAAAGATTAAGCAGAAGCATTATAAGAAGTACTTAGAATCGTATGCACGAGCGTTAACTAGTCGAGATGCAGAAAAGTATGCAGAAGCCGAAGATGAAGTTATCGACTTCGAAACTATCATTAACGAAGTTGCGTTGTTGCGTAACAAATGGCTTGGTATACTTAAAGGCATTGAGAGCAAGAATTTTATGCTAGGGCACGTAGCTAGACTACGCACCGCAGGCATGGAAGATATCACACTATGAGCTTTAGTAATCCTTATTATAGTCATGAGCATAGTTTAGAGATACTAAACTTGTTGTATGGCTATGATAGTTTCCTTGATAGTTTAACTGTAATTTACGATGTTGGGTGTGGCGCCGGTCTAGATGCACAATGGTGGGCAACATTAGAAACACGTGATGACCCACCGGAACAACGTAACTATCGTGTGTATGCAATTGATCGTGACCTATCTAAGGTTGAACCCGATGTTAAATTGATCCCAAACATTCGCTGGCTTGAGCGAGACTTCCATAGTATGGAAATCCCCGAACGTGCTGATTTGATTTGGAGCCATGATTCGTTTCAGTATTCTATTAGTCCAATCCAGACGCTAGCACAGTGGAATAGTCAAATGAACATGGACGGTATGTTAGTAATGAGTTTACCGCAGAATATTAATTACGTGTATAACAAGTTACAATTTAAAGTTCATGATTATAGTTACTTCAACTTTACAATCCCAAGTTTAATTTACATGCTGGCCGTGAATGGGTTTGATTGCCGTGATGCGTACTTTTACAAAAACATTCAAAGTAACTGGATTAACTTAGCAGTATACAAGAGTGCAGAGCCCATGGACCCGACTAAAACTAGTTTGCACGATTTAGCTGACATGGGTTTATTAAACGACAGCACAGTATCGAGTTTAAACAAACACGGACACATTCGCCAAGAAGATATTGTTTACTCTTGGTTAGACAAAGACTTCTATCAAGCAAAGACATGAAAATTGTAATCGCAACCGGTGGGTTTGATCCTATCCACAGTGGGCACATCGCCTACCTTAAAGCAGCAAAGCAACTTGGTGATATCCTAATCGTTGGCCTAAACAGTGATGCCTGGCTTGAACGCAAAAAGGGTGCAGCATTTATGCCATGGAACGAACGCTATGCTGTTGTAAGCAAGATCAAGTATGTTGATCAAACCACCTACTGGAACGACAGTGACGGTAGTGCCATTAAGTTGCTAGAAGATCTTAAAGCACAATATCCTAACGATGTAATCATCTTTGCAAATGGCGGAGATCGCACACAAGACAATATTCCCGAAATGTCAGTAACAGGAGTAGAGTTTGTGTTTGGTGTTGGTGGAGAAGACAAAGCCAACAGTAGCAGCTGGATTCTACAAGAGTGGAAAGCGCCCAAGACCGAGCGCCCATGGGGTTACTATCGAGTCCTACATGATGTGCCAGGCACCAAAGTTAAAGAACTAACAATTAACCCAGGGAAAAGTTTAAGTATGCAACGCCATCAATTTCGTGCTGAGTACTGGCACGTTAGCGAAGGGCAATGTATTGTAGAGCAGCAATTAGAAAATGGATTTATGCTGCCCAATATAGAGTTAAGCGAACACAACAACACACATATACCAACTATGGCTTGGCATAGACTGCATAATCCGTATAATACGCCATGTCGTATTGTGGAAATACAGTATGGTAGCGCATGTGACGAAAGTGACATAGAGCGCAAACCAACTTGACTGTAAAAGGCTCCTAGCATTTAATTGGTAGAGCATTTAACTCCTACGGCATAAATAACTATAGGAGTTATTATGTTTTGTAAATTTTGCAACAAGCCGGCTAAAAGCCTTAGATCAAACCAACAGCACGAAATACGTTGTAAGAGTAACCCCGGGGGGGTTATAGTAAAACCATCTTACGGTATGCTTGGCAAAAAAGGAGCAAATCAATATAGTTACGGTGCAACTTGTTCTGATGAAACTCGTAAGAAATTAAGTGAGGCTAGTAAGAAACAAGTGTGGGATGATAGCAGGCGTAAAAATCTGTCAGATGCAATGAAAAAAGCAGTTGAAAATAATCCAGAATCGTATACCTCATCTAATAGGGGGAGGACAAAGCAAATCATGCTCGACGGCATGAAGTTTCAAGGGCAATGGGAAGTAGATTTTTATACATGGGCAAAAAACGCCGGATTGAATCCTATTAGACCAACAACTGGATTCAAGTATATTTGGAATGGTGAAAGAACATATTTTCCGGATTTCTACATAGAAAGTTTAGACATGTACATTGAAGTTAAAGGGTACGAAACGGACAGGGATCGAGCCAAGTGGTCGCAATTTAAAGGTAATCTGCGTATAATTAAAGAAGTAGAAATAAAACAAATTAGACAAGGGTGTTTTGAGCGACTTTAGCATAGAGGTAGTGCCGAGAACTCATAATTCTTACGGGACTGGTTCGAATCCAGTAGGTCGCACAAAGCATCTTGGTAATGCACCAAAATACAGTTATGAAACTCACAGAAGATCAATTCCGTTTTGAATGGTTCTCCGGTACAGGTAAGGGAGGACAGCATCGCAACAAGCATCAAAATTGTTGCCGCTGTATTCACGAACCCACTGGAATACAAGCCAACGGAACAAACAGTCGTAGCCGCGAAGATAACAAAGCTGCGGCGTATAATGTTTGCCGTAACCGTGTAGTTGCACACTTTCACAAAGACAAAGATCGTAACCAAGCAGGCACTGAACGTATTAGAACGTATCACGAACCTGACAATAGGGTAACGGATCACGCTAGTGGCTTGACAGATTCGTACACCAATGTTATTATTAAGGGTAACATTGAAGATGTGCTAGTTGCTAGAGCAAAAGCGGTTAGATAAATTTCTGGCGTTAGTATAATGGATAATACAGCGAGCTTCTACCTCGCGAATGTGGGTTCGATTCCTGCACGCTGGACCAAAATTAAATGTATAAACTCGATAACAATCCTAAGTTAGGATACTACAAACTAGGTGACAAAGTCTGTTATGGCAAAGTGGAAGCCTTAATAGAAGCTACCCGCACAGGTATCTTTCCCGAGTGGAACTTTAATCGAGATGTGTACGCTAAGTTAGATTGGGCAACGCCACCTAACATTCCTTTAAAAGAACTGTATCGTATGAGAGCGCAACAACTGCGCGACAAGTATGATTGGATTCGTGTAGAAGCTAGCGGTGGGGGAGACAGTACTACTGCAATTTATAGTTTCTTGCACAACGGCATCCACTTAGATGAAGTTGTGTTTCGTTATCCCAAAACAGGCGAGAAGAATGTAAGCAACGATCCGTTTAATACTAAATGTGAGAACACACTAAGCGAATGGGAGTTTGCGGCCAAGCCATTGCTACAATGGATCTCTACTAACTATCCTAAGACCAAAGTTACGATACATGACTATAGTGAGGATATGTTAAAGGGCGAAGCAGATGAGTCGTGGGTATTAAAAACAAAAGACTACTTTCAGCCTGGACATGCGTTTAAGCATGACAATATTAGTTTAATTGACCATCGCAGGGATGCAGATACCGGCAAAAGTATTTGCGTATTGTACGGAGTAGACAAGCCTAAGATGTGTATTAAGGACGGGCGCTGGTATGCATACTTTATGGATTTGCAAGCAAATCATTCTAATTCTGTTGTGTACGAATACACTAACATCACAAACGAGTACTTTTACTGGACACCCGACTTACCTGAACTTGTACTCGCTCAAGCGCATACCATCAAGAGTTGGTTTAGTCTTCCGCAAAATCAGTTCCTGCAATTTCTTGTACGATGGCCTAATTATAGTGTTGCCCAACGAACAACATATGAACAAGTCGTAAAGCCTTTAATCTATCCGGACTACAATCCTGCAACGTTCCAAACATCTAAACCATCTAACAGTTTCTATAACGAGATGGACTTTTGGTTCTACACTAACTTTAAAGACACAGATGCGTACAGACGGTGGGAAGCTGGTCTAGCTTACCTAGTTAAAAACATTGACCTCAAATACTTCAACACTGAGCTAGGCAGACCTGTTGGGTTTGTTGGATTCTTGAGCCCCTTTTATGATCTTGGTCCAGCAGAATATATAAGTACTGGTATCAATGAACATTTTAAATTTTAACATGGACCAATTTGGCTTCTACGAAGTCAATGACTGTAAGTACTACAGCAAGTTAGAAGCACTTAACGCAAACAAAACTGGCGGTAGAGTTAAATGGAATTTTAATGAGCCAGTCTTTTCTAGCTACGACTGGAAAGTAGAGCCCACAGAAACACTGGAGGAGCTCTACCGTATACGAGCACAGCAAATACGAGACAAGTATGATTACGTTGTGCTTTGGTTTAGCGGCGGCGCCGACTCTAGTAATGTGCTAAACAGTTTTATTAATAATGACATACGCATTGATGAGTGTGTGGGCATGGTTAATTATGAAGCAACAGGGGATAAGTTTAATTTTTTGAATGGGGAGATCTACAATGTATCGATCCCTAAGATTGAGCAAGCTAAACTAAAGCAGCCCTGGCTAAAGCACACATTACTAGATTTGTCCTCTTTAATTATGGACAACTATTCGCAACGCGAAAGTAAGTTTGATTGGGTGTACCATATGAATGGTTACTTAAACCCTAACAACTCATCCAAAATTAACATTAAGCTAACTCAAAAACATTGGCGTGATATGATTGACGCTGGTAAGAAAGTTGTCTTTATACAGGGTATTGATAAGCCACGCATCCACCAAGTTAAGGATCACTACTACTTTTCATTTGTTGACATGGTAGACCAAGCAGTATCAGCACAAGCACAGATGCTTAACCGTCCTTGGGACTTTGATGAATTGTTTTACTGGAGTCCTGATAGTCCTAAGATTGCAATTAAACAATCACACGTCTTAAAGAAGTATATTAAATTGGCAAATGCCAGTGACTTATGGACTGATGCAAAAGCTAGCACAGTACAAGTAACTATTAACAATCAAAAGTACGGTGTTCCACTTGACACTATGCATCGTTTGATTTACCCGGGTTGGTACCCTGTGCCATACCAAGCTAAAGCACCAAGTTTAATCTTTACACAGCGTGATGAATGGTTTTTCAAATTACCCGAAAACGATGCTGCCCGTTACGCATGGCGCACAGGATTGGATTATTTGTGGAGCCAGTGGCCAGACTCATGGAAGAAAGACCCTAAAGATATTAGTAAAGGGCTAGTACCAATGAGCAGCAAGATTTACGATTTAGGAACATAATGGAATCTTTAATTCTATCTAGTAGGCAGGATCAGTTTGGTTTTTATCAATGCGGTAACTTTAGATCTTATAGCAAGCTAGAAACAATTTACGAGCATCAACGTACAGGCTTGCCACTTCGTTGGAATTTTAACGAAGATGCATATAGTGCGCTTGATTGGAAAACTGAACCACAAGAAAGCATTACCGAACTATACAAACGCAGGGCGCAACAGTTACGTGAGAAATACGATTACCTGGTACTTTGGCTCAGCGGTGGCGCAGACAGTTTAAACATTTTTCATAGTTTTATAGAAAACGACATACATTTAGATGAAGTAGTTAGCTATGTAAACTACGAAGCAACCAAGGATCGCACAAGTTTTATGAACGGGGAAATCTTCCACGTTGCTATGCCGCTGATCGAAAAAGCCCGCGAGAAGAACCCAAACCTAAAGCACCGTGTAATCGATGTTAGTAAGCTAGTAATGGATTACTTTAGCAAGGAAGACACAAAGTTCAATTGGGGGTACCGCATGAATGGGTACATGAACCCGAACAATGCATCTAAGAACGACATTAAACTTACGGTACCAGAGTGGACTAACATGTTTGATACTGGGAAGAAAGTTGGGTTTATTCAGGGCATTGACAAACCTAGGATGCATCAAGTTAAAGACCATTACTATTTTTACTTTGTTGACTTTGTTGACACGGCTCACAGCCCTTATCAACAAATGGAAAACAGGCCCTGGGAGTTTGATGAGTTGTTTTACTGGAGTCCGGATGCGCCGTTGATTGCTATCAAACAAGGGCACATTATTAAAAATTTCATTAAAACACTACATGCCGGGCACCCTGATGCAACTGGTGAACCGCATGGTTTAGTAAAATTTGAAAATGGGGGCTTGACAAGACAGCTAACTATGTCTAAAGTACACGAATTGATTTACCCATGGTGGGTACGTGCGCCGTTCCAAGTAAAAGCGCCCAGTGTATTTTTTACACCGCGTGATGAATGGTTCTTCAAGTTACCCGATGATGATCCTGCAAAGTATTCGTGGAGAGTTGGTTTAGAAGAAATGTGGCGCAGCTGGCCAGATGCTTGGAAAAGAGATCCAAGTAACATAGCTAGTGGGTTCAAAGCAATGACAAGTAAAATGTATGATTTGGGCATCTAAGGTGTTGACACTTAAAGATACAACTCATACAATACACACTTACACAGCAGAAATGCTAAAACCAAAGTTTTAAAAGAAAAAGATAAATAAAATTATCAATCAGTGCTTGACATTGAATGATAAATAAAATACAATAGGAACATGATGCAACACTTTTTAAGTCATTCGCTAAAACAACAACAGCCCGGTTTAGGCATGAACGCCTATTGGTCTTTGTTTGCGAACTCAAATAGTGATCGCACACCAGAGATTACGATCGGGGTCCGAGAGGGAGATGGTTACGCTTAACGGCAAATGTAACTAACAAACTGAAGGACCCTGGAACTAAAAACTCCAGGGTTTTTTGTTTTGTAAGTTATGTAAAGGAAATTATGAAGAAAATTGATCTAATGAAAAATTTTCGTCAAGTTCAATTTACAACAGCTCATACAATGAGTACTGAACAACGCAATGCGTTAATCAGAGACAAGTTGGAACGAGCCGAGCGGGAGTTGGCTTCTATTAAGGCGTTACACGCTAAGATAGCAAGACAAGTTTCCGAAGATCGAGCTTGATGAAGTGTTAAAATGCAGTAACGAGGACTGCGCTACACACTATAATAAGTAGCAAACGGGCGGACAGGATACATGAACGTGTGGTGAGAACGCATTAGTAAGACTCCTGGTTAGGGTATCGACCCTAACATATCCCCTAGCAATAGGGGGTATTCTAAAGCATATTAGACGCAACAAGTGGCCGGCAGAAAGATAAACTGTTGTAGGCGGCCCCACCTAAAGGGGCGACAGAACACTAATGTGCTTTATAATACAGCAGACGAACCGGCTATAACTTCTGACGTGAGGCCAGCCATTGTGCCACTGCTATATATTATCGGAGGGTTATCAGGGCTGGGCCCTGCACTGTCTTGAAAACAGATGGACTGCGAAAGCGGTTGGAGTTCGATTCTACCATCCCTCCTCCAAACAATGCAACTTTAGCTGATGTGGTCATAGCAACGGTTTGAAGCATCGTGGAAGCAGGTTCGATCCCTGCAGGTTGCACCAAAATTTGCCCTACTAGTTAAATGGCATAACTCCTGTTTTGTAATCAGGCATCGGCAGTTCGATTCTGTCGTGGGGCACCACTTTTATTGGCTAGTAGCACAGTTGGTAGTTGCGCTTGACTGTTAATCAAGATGTCGCTGGTTCGACCCCAGCCTAGCCAGCCAATTTTTCAGGGTGTATGGTAATGGTAAGCCGCCTAGGTTTGGAACCTTGTAGAGCAAGTTCGATTCTTGCCACCCTGACCAAGTTTTGGGATAGACGATAGGTTTGAGTCCCACTTAGCATAGTGTAGCAGGCAGCTACATGACAACGCCAGATTGCTCAAGTGGTAGTTTAAACTTGCCTATTCGAGACAATCCGGCGAGTCCCACAAAAGGATAGTCGGGCTCCCAAAAACCTATTTAAGTTTGCCTAGTCTTAGCGCAACAAGTAACTTGATAGTCCAAGCACCGGGGTCAAATTGCCACCATGCTCGACTAAAGTTCCAGCTACTAGGAGACTCGTGATGATTAGCATGCCATGCTTCGCCTTCTAAGAAAAAGAAAGCCCATGGTAGACTATTTGATGCACCTTTCTTTGATGGGTGCTGGTGTGCAGTGTAATTAATAAGTCTTAACTTAAAGTTTACTGCACCTAAAAACGCAAACCAAAAAGCAACGTAGCTTGGTCCTAACAAACATAGTATAGTCCATACTAAGATGTTAACTTGCCAATAGTACTTGTGGAAAAATAGTTGGTCCTTGTCTTTTAACAAGTCCGGGATGTAACTTAAATCTAATTTGTACATCGGTTTAATAACAACTTGGTAAAAGCTCATAAAGTAAGGGCTGTGTGGATCTTGTGGAGTATCAGCATATCTATGATGCTTTCGGTGAATTGCTGCAAAGCATAACGAAGAAGCAACAAAGAAGATTGTGTACATAAACAATCCATACAAATTTAATATACGAGTTGGTTTCCACGCTTTGTGGGTCCATGCTCTGTGTACAAAAATACTAATGTGTATGCCTGCAATTTCTACTGCTAAAAACAGCAGGAATAGTAGCAACGGATTGTTATAATTGTACGCAATCCATCCTAGCGCATAAACTGATAACACAGCACATGCGTAGAAACCGTGTATTTGATGATTGATTGCTGAGTACAGCTCTTTGAGTTTAGTATTCATTGTGTATTTAACTGAACAACATGGCTCTCTAATGTAATGGCAGCATGACAGTCTCCAAAACTGTTCGTCGGGGTTCGAGTCCCTGGGGGGTCGCCAAATAGTTGAAAACTTTTTTTAATAGTTGTAGGAAATAAAGAAAAAGCTGCTACAATAGATACATGTTAAGAAATTAACAAACGTTCTTTAAAAAGTTAAATAGATTTATACAAGTGCATTGCTTGCAGTGCCTTTGTATAATGCGACTGTGGTGTAATTGGTAGCCACATCAGACTTAAAATCTGACGCTGTAATGGCGTGCCGGTTCGATTCCGGCCAGTCGCACCATATTTTGCGGATGTGATGGAATTGGTATACGTGTTGGTCTTAGAAGCCAAATTTTGTGAGTTCGAGTCTCACCATCCGCACCAAGTTTAATGGAATGGTCCCATAATGGTATTGGAGCGGATTGCTAATCCGTCGGCTCTCGAAAGAGGGCTTCTGAGTTCGAGTCTCAGTCATTCCGCCAAAGTTTTTGCTGCGTTCGTCTATCGGTTTAGGACACTAGCCTTTCACGTTAGTAAGATGGGTTCGACTCCCATACGCAGTACCAAGTTTTCACATTGTTTAAACCGCGGCTGATTTTAAAGTCGGATGAAGGCGAAACTAACAATGTGTATTTTTTTTTTGGATGTGTAGGAAAATTGGTAACCCCACTGGACTGTAAATCCGGCGCCCCTGGCACTACTTGTTCGACTCAAGTCACATCCACCATTTTTGCCGCGTAGCTCAGAGGAAGAGCACTCGCTTGATAAGCGATAGGTCGACATTTCGAAATTGTCCGTGGCAACCAGAGCAAATAGCAGTAGTGTTTTGATGCATGACTGCTCAACGTTTGTTAGTTTCAATGGGTGCTATAGAAACTAACCCCAATTTGGTCTCAAGGTGTTCATGGACGCACACAGCACTGTCACTGCTGAGGAGGGGGATCGTTACCCCCTGGGACCGCCAAGTTTTGTAAGTGTTAGTAAGTGAAAGTCACCGATTCGAGTAGCTGGCCAGCCAAAGAGGAGGTAAAGCAACGGGGGGCGCAATACCCTAGCAAAAAATACGTAACGTTGGACAAGTAACTGTAATGACGGACCACCTCCTAGCCCGGGCTTTATG